CTCTCCTTTTGACACGCCGAGTACTCTCTATTTCCACTCATGCATCTTTTCCATGCGGTCAACCTCTTCCTTTACGGCTCGCTTTTGGAGTTCCGCAATTTTTATCATTATTTTGCGCTCTTCCTCATTTTGGAATAATTGGACTAAATTAATTAAACTTGCGTTTTCTTGTTGTTTATTCGCCACCCTCTTTGCTCTATCTCCACTTAATCTCATTATAAGTGATTCCATTCTTTTTTCGCACTGGTTGTATTCTTCACTTTTTGTTTTAAGTAGTTCCGCCAACCTTATGCTCATATCTTGTTGTTCCTCAGCTTCATTAAACATTCTATTAAGTTTTTCTACATGAGCTGATATATTTTTTAGATTGATATAGTCCACACAAACATTAATGTATAAATTTATCTCATCTGCACTTAAGTCTGGTTTGTCCCACGTTGCACGAATAAATTCAGCCTCAAACAATTCTCGGTCAGCATGAGCAGTATAATTATTGATAACGCTTGAAAAACGAGGTGCCTGTAAAAAAGAAATTAAAGCATCTGTACAGTTTTTCTGCTGCAAGCTCAGCCTGTCGACTTTTAAGTCCTCTGAGGTATATCTATTAATTTTCCTGATGGCAGATAAAGGGGTAGTGGGTGGAGAATAACAGTCTCCCACAGAACTTTCTTCAGCTTTCACAAAAGACGGAGCATTTTCTTTTAAATAATTGTTGACTACAATCATTTCTTTGCTTAATGGTGTCATGTTAACTTCTGGAAAAAGTAAACCTGCAATCTGGAAGGCGGTCATTCCATCTTCTGCATATTGCACCACAAATCCCTTTTGCTCCTCCGTAAGCTCTACCACATGGATATCTCGCTGAGTGGTATTATATTTCATTCCCGCTTGGGCAAGAAACTCTCTCACGAGGCGACCCTCCTTGGTTCTGCCGTCTAAGGAGTCGTCCATGAACAACTGACGGGTTAATTCTATTAAACTTGGCGTAGTATTATAATTTTCTCGCAACCATTGTTTTTGTTCGTCGTTTAATTCCATTAGTATAAAATAATGTCCGAGGTTTCTATTAATCTGAGCGCTTTTTCTTTAAATTGCTTTTTTAAGTTTTTGATTTGTTTGTAACCTGCCTTACGCCCCTTTTCGGTGGTTTTATAGCCTATGGCCAACGCCACTTCTTCTTCGCTCATATTTTCAATAAAAAGCATCTCATAGGTCTTATATTGCCTGTCGCTTAAAACTTTTCTCATTTCCGCGTGCAGTTTCTCTTGTGCTCGTTCTATATCAAACGAACCTTTATCAGGTGTAGAAAAAACCTCGTGCGCATGATGCTCTATAGCTAAGGGCACTTTAATCCTGTATGCATCTTGCTTTCTTTTTTCCCAATTAGCGTACAAGGGACACTCTGCGCACTGAAGGCCGCTTTTGGTAAAACCGCAAAGGTCGTTGTCAAAACTATTCACCTTGGCCTCTTTTGCGGCCTCTGAAAGTTGCTGGGCAAAGGGACAGGTCACGCAGGGTTTCGCGAAACTGGTATAATTGTTTCGCATAATATTTTTAAGCTGATTGCTTATTACTTTGTTAACCCATGGACCAAGAGCACGCTTTTGATCCCATTGGTCCCATTTTTTATAGATATGAAGGCGGATAATTTGTTCAACATCTTCAAAATCCAACCACCCCAACGAATGCAACGCCCATTTGCTTCGCCTCTTGCGAAGCTCTACATCTATGGCATCCGCTTTATCTTGGTAAGTATATTTTTTACTCACCTATTTCCTCAGGCCGCCGAATGCTTTGGCATTCTGCAATAGATTCCTTTAGATGAGCCTCGGACCCCTTATCTTTGGGGCTTGCTCTAGAAAATTTATCATCTGGAGCGCCTGCTTTAATTAGATCTCCTAATTTATGCGAAGAAGTAGAGATATCAATAGTATAGTCTAGTTTATCGAGAAGAGGGATTCTTTCTGTTGGTTCAGCTTCCGTTGGACTTGGGTCGGAAGATAATGAAGCGCGCGTATCATTCATGGGTTGTCCGCAATTAGAACAAAATTTAGGTGCAGCAGCCGCATAAGTATGCTTGGTCCCGCAATGGGGACAATATTCAGTTTTCATATCTTATTTTATTAAATTTTTTAATACTTTTCAATATTAGATTAAATACCCACAAATAATACGGGCTTGATCTCTCAGACGAGATAGCTTTATACACTCTTCTTTTTGTTCTTTTACAAAGTCTATTCCCAATAAGCCAATTATTTTACCATTAAGAGTCTTGATTGGAACTGCATAAAAACTTTTTACCCCCCTGTCTTGCAGCAAGTGCTTAAAGCTTACGTCTTCGATGTCTTCCATTGAATCACCGCAAAACCCTCTTTCATTAATTAACTTATCTATAAAATAGTGGAAATTAGAGGCGCGAAAGTTTTGGGACCTTTGGGCCTCCGAACTTATCCCTTCCTTGACTTCTTCATAGGTGCAGCTAAATTTTTGTTGAGAACCGCCCGAATAATAGATGTCTCCATTGTGAAATTCATAAACATAAACGCGATCAGCTCCAAACTCTTCCATGGTATACTCCAAGGCGGTATAAACGTTTTGATTGCGCTTTGAGTGTTCATGCAGAATGTTTTTTTCTTTTTTTCTGGTGTCGTACCTATTATGTAACCACAAGCTGAGAAAGGTGGCTCCTAACGTAGCCAGTGCGCTAATTATTGATGCCCAGATAATTTCCATTACTTTTTCTCCAGTTTCTCTATTTTCTTCTCTATTCTCTTTAGCAATTTATCTTTAATGGTATCTATCTTGTTATGAAGCATATAGACATCTTGTCGGCGAGCTTCTAATACCTTTTCAGCTTTTCCCCAATAATAATGCATTTCTTCTTTTAATTCTTTTTTGGTATGGTCAACATAAAGCTTATCGGCTCGAGCCTCTTGTCTCAGCTCTTTTTGAGTATTATCTATAGCTACTTTTAATTCATCGTCCTTATGCCTCTCCTCGCTTTTAAAGGAATCAAGCGATTTACGAATCCCATAAATTTCTGAGCGCACGAACTCCATTCCTTTTTCTGCGGTTAACTCTGCCTGCTTGATATCATTCATAAGGGATTTGATTACGAATGCCACAGATCCTGTAACGAAGGCGCCGCAGATGCAAATTGCAACCGCCGTGATTATACTTATTTCGCTCATTACTTTCTTACTCGCCCAAAAAAGGCTCCCGCGATGGCGCTTAAAAGATGACTGTCCGAAGGCAAAAATGTAATTCCTGGTAATTCCAGATACTTTATATGCTCAACGGGTTCAATAAGAAATAGAAAACCTCTGCTCGTCTCAGTAAACGCAAAATAAACAGGGACATCAAAAAATAAAGGTCCCACAATGCGCACCCCAATAATACAGGTGAACGCCATGATGGCTAATACCGCCGTAGTCCAGCCGAATAAGAGCTTGGGAATTTGGGCGCGCACAGACTTTTGTGCGTCCACCTCCATATGAACGAAATCTCTTTCCATGGCACGCTCCATGCGACGATCTTCTCCAGCTTGCATCCATTTATCTATCAGCGCCCTGAGAACGAAGGTAACAATAAAGGTTATAACTTGTGGGGGAAACATCTCCCAAGTAATTACACTTAATTCGTTTCCTGCAGTCGTTTTATGATAAATTTTAGAATCTTACTGCGCTTAATATCCTCTATTCCAAACCGAAAAGTATGGATCCCCAGCTTTTTACTTTCTGGATCGGTAAATCTATCGCACATTGCTCGATAGCCCGTTTTGCCATTAATATCACTTTGCATGAAATCGCCGCAAACAAATATTTTCGTACCTTCTCCTATTCTTGTTATTAAAGTGGTTAATTCCTTAAAGCTGAAATTTTGAGCCTCATCGGCCACCACAAGCTTATTTCTCCAATTAGCTCCCCGTAAATAATTTATTGGCATTGCTTCTATTCGCTTTTCGTGGAATAGTCTTTGATGATCAGAGGGTTTCAATAATTCTTCTAGTTTATCCTCGAGAGGTAACATATAGGGATTAAACTTTTCATCCGCATTACCAGGGAGGGCGCCCATATTTCTTTCGGCGCTTTCTATAATAGTTCTAACATATAATAGCTCTAATTCCTTATCTTGGGCCAATAATCGCAATGCGGCATAAATTGCCATATAAGTCTTACTGCTTCCCGCAGGGCCATTAATAAGCATAATTTTGGTCTTAGGATCAATAGCGATCTCGGCAAAAGACTTCTGTTTTTCAGTAAGTCTGTGATTTTTTATATAGAAAAATGGATTTTCTAATTCGGATTCTACAATCGATTGGGGGACTTCTGGCGATGTTCGCCTTTTTCTTCGTGCCATCACATATAATTACACTCATTCCCTAGGCCTTCGGATTTTTTTTTGGTTAAGCGTTTTATTATGTTTATATATCTTCAGATACTTTTATTCAAACGGGTGGGGGGTGTCCCCACGAATGAAAAAAGGGCCCCCTCGGCGTTGTCTGAGTTTCCCCCCTCCGCTTTTTTTTCGAAATGGGGGGAGTGCTTGAACTGATTAAAGGAGTACCTGCCAGACCGTATGCTCTCCCCACCCCAAGGCTAGCGTTACATCTGCGAGCCTGTGCAAGTTTGCGTTGACTGTCGCCGTGTTTAAAAATACATCAGACTTTTTAGCCTCATAAAAAATATGATTCCTTGAAATAATGACTGGCTCATTGCCAAGCTCTGGCAATGTGGTGAGAACAAAAGGTTGAGCTTCCATCTTAAGAGGAGAACAGCGCTTCCCTCGCATGGAAACATTCTTCAATGAACGCCTGACGGCTTTGCTTGTCGGAAAGCTGGCGGAAAAAATCAACTTTGATAATGCGGGGAATGTCGGAATCCCTGACCGCTGTTCGAGCAATCTCGAAATCGGCATGGGACTCGGCAACTTCAATGAGATTTTTTAAGTGGATAATTGTTTTATGCATGGTGATTTCCTTAATTTTTTCTATGATATAATTTTATAGGATTTTCTGTAAAGTGTCAAGCCTTTAATTTTGGCTGCAAACCTTGCATGCGAACCTTTTCCTGCGCGAGCTTCTCCAGCTCGGCATCGTCCAGCGCGGCTTGGTCTGCGTTGAATTCATCGACCACGGAGAAGAAGTTCCTGCGGAATCGCTTGGCAAACAATATCTGCGTTTCACGGGAAGGTGGAAATTGCGCTCCCGAAGGTTCTCCCATGCACAACTTGGCGTTGTCTTCCAGAGCTTTTCTTGTAGCGGCGTGGGTTTCTGGGCTTGCCAGCCATGCACGATGCGCTTTTATGTGGGCGTCTCGGGCGGCTTTTCTTTGTGCTTTTGATTCTTCCATTTTCTTAATCTTTATATAATAGTATGACAGAATTTTCAGCAATCACAAGAAAAATATCATGCAGTTGTATACGTATAAGCAAAACTAATGCGAGCGAGTGAGATTCTAATGACCACCCCGCAACCCGCATAAACACTGGGCTGGCGGGCCGCGGGCCCCGCCGTCAGGCTCTAGCCCGCTCTACGACTGGGCTAGCGGCCGATGGCTGTGAACGCTATACATAAGACACTATACATAAGCTATGTATAACGCTATACATAAGGCTACTTGAGAGCTTCAAGCTCCTTGCGGATAGCGTTAGCGTGTAACGCACGGATGGAACGCAAGGATTCCTTGCGTGACTTGTTGAGCTTGGCAGTCCACCAAGCGAGATCTCTTTCGAGCTTTTCGATTTCTTTTTGTTTTGACATAATAGTTAAAGTTTAGCTGAACATCTCCAGCATCTCGACGGACACGCAGTCCATGTCGATCTGTTCTTCGTCGTCTTCGTCGATGGGATCGGCATCGACTTCGGTTTCGATGCGGACAAATTCGTCCATGATGTCCTCGGACGTTGCTTTGGTTTGTGTGCCGTCTACGGCATCCAAGACTTGCTCGACGGCTTGCTCGGCGTGTAGCTCGGCAAAGAGGGATTGAAGGGCGAGAGGGAGTTGTGAGATGGATTTGCTCATGGTGGTTTTTTCTTTTTTGTTTGTGTTTAAACTTTGACGACAACAGCGAAAGACTCGAACCCAGGAACGTCACCCTCAAATGAGGCATTTGCATCCTTGCAAGCCTCATCGGCTAGGAGCTTGTGGTTGGTCTTGAGCAGGATATGCTCGGACTCGTTTCCTGTTAGGATATCAAAACGAACTTCTATAACTTTAAACATGGTTTTTATCTTTGGTGGTTAACTTTCTTAATTTTGTATGGTACCATTATAAACGAATTTGTGAAAAATACAATAACAATCTTCACCCGCCAGCCCAGTCATAGAGCCAAACGTGAAAATAATCGTAAAAAAAATCGCTTAAAGCTCCCTAAATTGCGGAAAATTCGGGGGAAAAATTAAATAGGCAATTAAATCGGATTTAATTCGGAATAAATGAATCGCCCATGTAAGTTGCAACTTACCTAACGACCGCCCCGCAACCCGCATGAACACTGGGCTGGCGGGCGGCGGGCTCCCGCGCCCCGCTGCAGCCCGCTCTATGACTGGGCTAGCGGCCGATGAGCTTAAACGCTATGCATAAGACGCTATGCATAAGCTATGCATAAGCGTTATACATAAGGCTACGCTACGCGCACCTTGACAAGGCGATAACGGCGACAGCCTGAAGCCTGAGCGATACGCTGGCGCACCAGTTTGTCCGCGACAGCCAAAGGCATCGGCAGGGTTTCAGCTTGCCAATCTTTGGCTTTAGTTGTTGATTGTAGGACGTACATAAAAGTCTACTTGAGGGCTTCAAGTTCCTTGCGGATTGCGTTGACATGCAACGCACGCATGGCAATCAAGGAGTTCTTGCGTGAGCGGTTAAGCTTGGCAGTCCACCAAGCAAGGTGAGTTTCAAGGCGAGCGATTTTTTCGTTTTTTGTCATAATGGTCTTAAAGGGTTTTTCTTTTGTCTACAATCTGCTGGAATAAAAGCGCCTTAATGGGAGGCGGAACGTCCGACCATTGAACCATTGTTCGGGCAATAGTCAAGTCGGTTCCACATTTGGCGGAGCTTATAAGGTTTTTTAAATCAGAAATTGTTTGCATGGGTTTTTGTGGTTTTAAATTTTTTATCTTGGGGCGCTCATCTCCCCGTCATACGAGCGTTAAATGGGAATTTTCTTTGTCATAATCTTGGCGCGCCCATCTCACCATCAGGAGGGCGTTAAATGACGTTTGGATTTCGGATGAACATTTTTTTTGATTTACAGGATTTTTTAAAGTGAAACGCAGTGTTGTTTTTTCAATGTCCCTTTTGTGGCGACTCTCAAATTAGTGGCCGAGTTTAGGGTTTTGCCGTTGCGTGTCGTAAAGTCTTTTTGGTGAGGTCTTTTCTAATTTTCTATGTTACCATTATAAACCATTTTTCGAAAAATACGAGAACAAAATCGGGCCACGAGGCCACTAATAGAGCCAAATGCGAAAATAAATGCAAAAAAAATCGTTTAAAGCTCCTTAAATTGCGGAAAATTCGGGGGGAAAAATTAAATCGGATTTAATTCGGATTTAATTCGAGCAATGCGTTTTTAGTAAGTTGCAACTTACCTAACGACCGCCCCGCAACCCGCATAAACACTGGGCTGGCGGGCCGCGGCGTCCGCCGCCACGCTACAGCCCGCTCTATGACTGGGCTAGCGGCCGATGAGCTTAAACGCTATACATAAGACGCTATGCATAAGCTATGCATAAGCGTTATACATAAGGCTATGCCCAAATGACATTTACAGGCTTGCCATGTGCCGCATGGGATGAGGACACCATGCGAGCGGTGTACTTGCGAATGACACGCTTAACATACTTCCGACTGACGGAGTTGTGTGTTCCAATCTGGAACCCACGATTGAAGACTTGCAGGCGATAAACGCCCGACTTGGTGGTTGCTATAATGAATTGCATTGTAGTGGTTTTTGTTTGTGGTTAAATTAGAGGCTTGTGGCAATCCTGTTGTGGAGCCACACAAGAGCCTGTTCATGGCGGGCAAGCTCCGACTTGCAAGCTCGGATCTCTCCGTCTCTTGCGTCTCTTGCAACAAGCCCAGCGACTTCAGCCTTCAGGTTGGCAATTCTGGTTTGCAGGTAAGTTTTGTTTTCTTCTCTGGTCATAGGACTAAAGGTCGAGGTTTTGGTGGATGTGGACACCATTGGAGGCGTTGAAAAGGTTGGTGACTTCCCCGCCAATGGAGGAGCAAATGCCATGCTCGGCATCGAACCTATCAAGGTTGATGTCGGCGTTGACTTTCGCCAAGGCGATTGCCTTCTTGGGAGAAGGGGAGAATCCCACCCCAAAGGCGGAATTTCCTGCGTGAGGAGTGAGGACTAAATGAGTAGCTTTGAACATGATTTTTTTGGATTTAGTGGTTTTTTTAAAGTTAGCGTAGTTTTGTTTTTTCAATTTCCCTTTTGTGGCGACTCTCTAATTAGTGGCCGATGGTAGGGTTTTGCCGTTACGCTTAAAGTTTGGTCTTTCTCAATTTTGTATGTTACCATTATAAACTAATTTTGGGAAAATACGATAAAAAAAACACGCCACGAGGCCACTAATAGAGCCAAACACGAAAATAAATGCAAAAAAAATCCGTTAAAGCTCCTTTTTTTGCAGGAAATTCGGAGGAAAAAATTAAATCCGATTTAATTCGGATTTAATTCAAACAATGCGTTTTAGTAAGTTGCAACTTACCTAACGACCGCCCCGCAACCCGCATAAACACTGGGCTGGCGGGCCGCGGCCCCCCGCCGCCCTTATGTATAAGGCCTTATGTATAGTGGCTTATGTATAACGAAAAAGTGCGACGGGGAGAACCACCAACCCCGCCGCACGCCATGCTGTCAAAAGTTTTTAATATTGGTTAATAAAGTCAAATCCCCTGCGACCTGTACGCTTGTAAAGATAGCGGTCACGGGTTTGCTTGTCCGACTTTTTCAAGTCGCAGATAAAACGCAAAGCGTCACCGATAGTTTTAAAATTTTGGTGACTCGCTCGATAATAAACGTCCCCGCTGTTCCTAGCGAGAAAGTTTAGGCAATAAGGTAATTGTTTTAGATCAGTCATTTTCCGTTGGTGAAGAACAGTCCTGAATCGGCCATGACTGCCTGCATGAATTTGGTTTGTGAAAAGTTGGGATTGATATCCTTAAACTTGGTTGATAGGTCAAAGGCAATACCTTGCACCACGTTTTTGTTGTGGTCGTGCTTGTGAGCCTTGTTGAGTGTTTGAGCAATAAGCTCGAAGTGTTTACGTGTCATGATTTTTTTGTTTAGATAATAATATGAGTGCCGTGAAAACCCTTAAGAGTCCGCAGGTCGCTGATGCAAGCAAGGACTCGTACAGGCGGGGACTGATCCGAGCCAATGCCCTTGAGCAATGCGAAGCGACCACGAATGGAAGTCACCTTGCAAAGTGAATTTTTTTTAGTGAGGACTTTATCGTTAGTTTTAATCATGGCTTAACTTTTGGCGAGAAGGTTCTTGTTGTCCTGATGGATGCTGACAACATTGAGCCACTTGTGCGGGCTTAAGCTGGCAACTGGGCAAGCAACCTTTCGTTGCGAACCAACGCAACGGAAAATCGCAAACTGGATGCCGTCAGGGTCTTTGACTAGGTCAAGGACAACGCCAACGAGACCTTGAGGAGAGCGAACAATATCATTTTTTTTAATCATGGTGGTTTTTCTTTTTGTGGTTTTTAATCTTAATATAATAATAGTATGACAGAATTTTTGATAAAGTCAACCCTTTTGTGAAAGTTTTTTCACTTTTTTATCTTATGAGCAAAACTTATACCGAGCAGAGAAATTCTAATGACCGCCCCGCAACCCGCATGAACACTGGGCTGGCGGGCCGCGGCCCCCCGCCGCCCTTATGTATAAGGCCTTATGTATAGCGGCTTATGTATAGCGGCGACTGTTTAACCGATGAGACGAATCCAATCCATCACTACAATATGCAGGACGTAAAGGAACGCAGTCAGGGACAACAGCAAAAGCGGTTTGGCAAATAAATCGGCAATGTGCTTCATGTGTTTTTTAGGTTGTAAGGTTAGCGTAAGCAAGGGAAAGACCAACAAACAAAATTACTTCAATCATTTTTTTATCGGGTTAGATATGCAAAAACTAAAAGGGCGATAATTGATAGGCCGAAAATAATCATTTGACTGTTTCGTTTTGATCGACATCGAAAACTGCGGTCTTTTTTTCCTTGGCGAGACGCTGGGCGAGACGCAAGGCTTTAGCTCGGCAGGATAGTTGGAAAACTAATTTTCCTGCATGGAATACATTTGTCCATTTTTGGATGTTTGGGTGCTGTTCTACAATAACCATTATTCTATAACTTTGAAAATTTTTGTGGAGAAAAGCCAATACATTTCTTCCATGCCTTTGACATTAGCAGGACGCCAAAATTTTGCTTTAGTGAGAGGATCTTCGATGACCTTGGCAACTTCAAATTGGTCGCCCACATTCAAAAGATACTGGTTCATGCGGAGTGGTTTTATAACTTCGAGTTTTTTCATGGTTCTAGTATGAGGGGAAAGGGTTAAATTGTCAAGCCCTTAAAACAATTTCCAAGGGAGAAATGGATCTCGTTCAACAACTTCGACAACCCGAAAAACATTGCCACCTTGGGCAAAGAGGAGGTCATTCATCTCGCAAACGGAGAGCTTGCCGTCAGTTGTCATGTTGACGTTGGACTTGAGAATTGTGTTGGTGTCAGGATCGACAATATCTACTTTTAGGTGGTGCATGGTTTTTTCTTTTGTGGTTCTTAATTTTAATATACTACAATTTTATATGAGATTGCCGAAAATGTCAAGCACTTTCTAGGTTTTTTTCCCACTCAATTTCACCCTTCACGATCTGGGCAAAAGCAATGTCTTTTTCAAGTTGCTTGATTTTCTCCAATTCATCATTCGCTCCGATAATGGCAGAAATCGCAAAGGCATCTCCACGCTTTGCTTGTTCAAAATTGTCGGATATGATTAAGGCGAGTGTTTCTTTTGTCATAATTTTCTTTTCTAGTTTGATTCTATACCTATAAGAATATAGACATTTCCCAAAACCGCAAGGGAAAAATTGTGCGATTATGCACGTATGAGAAAAACTAATACGAGGCGGAGAAATTCTAATGACCACCCCGCAACCCGCATGAACACTGGGCTGGCGGGCGGCGGGCCCCCCCGCCCCGCTGCAGCCCGCTCTATCACTGGGCTAGCGGGCGATGACTCAAAACGCTATACATAAAACGTTATGCATAGACTATACATAGATCACTATGCATAAGCATTAGCTTGAGCCGATGCAGTTGAACCACCAACGCGATATTTGACCAACGATACGATATTTGGCCAACAATACGATATTTGACCCAAAAACAAAAAACCCGCCGAGGAGAACCACCAACCTCGACGGGTTAACCATGTCACCAAAAATTTATTTGTTGCGCATTAAGATGGAGATGCCTGTGCCTATTAAACCAATGCCGAGATAAGCAAGCGAAACAATCAAAACAGCAATTGAGGAAGCAATCATTTTACCAAACAGCTTGGGGTTGATTTAGGCTTGCACCATTACCCTCTTGGATTTTCGCCATGATGGCGGTAATCTGTTCGGGCGATTGCCAGCCGAGAACGTCATCCCACTCCGACAGGTGAACCATATCCTTACCATCGACACCTTCGGTGTTGGCAAAAACGGCAACTTCATAAGTGCCTTCGGCTTGGGAACCATAGAGTCCACCATACTGGGGCTTCTTGCCTCGCATGGTCACAACGGAAACTTGATAGTCGCCAAGGTCAAGGCGAGCCATTAAACCACCATCCACGTTGGGATGGACTGCGAATGCTAAATCATCGAATGTTTTCATGGTAACAATAATGTACTAATTTGAGGTTTTTGTCAAGTTATAATTCGCTGATATATTCGTTAAGGCTTTCGAGGTCGAGAGCCGAATCGTTATAGGCAACTCGGTCGGGCGTTTCCAGTTGGCCGACATCACGCAAAGAATCTTTGAAGGTGTCGTAGTCGCCACACTCCTTGGCAAATTCATACAGCCCTTGGTCGCTACCAATCCAAAGGGCGACATTCCAGGTGGCATGATTCTTCCACCCATTGTAGGTGGTGTCTTCGGATTGAAACTTTTCAATGTATGCTTGGTCGTGGTTACTCATGGTTTTTTATCTTAATAATGTTAATCTTTATATAAAGTATGACAGAAAATTAAACAAAGTCAAGAGTTTTTTCGTTTTTTATCGACCTCCAGCCCAGTCATAGAGCGGGCTGGAGCGGGGCGGAGGAGAGCGCCGCCCGCCAGCCCAATGATAGAGCCAATCAGAGCAATTAGTCGTCTATGTCGTAAGCAAAAGCCAACCCATCAGCTAACTCATACCCTCCAAAGGTTGCGCTTTCGATTGAGTCGCTAAATTCAGCGTACATACGCTTTTCATCCTCTTGGGACAAAACTAGGTAACGCTTGTCTTCGGGGCGAACATTGAAAGCGTCTGCGATATAGTCAACTGCGTCCTGCGCAGATGGTGCAGACATTCCCACTCTTACTTCCAGATGGTTGCCGTCTTCATCTTGATTCCAACGGTCGATAACTTTAATGCTATGGTATTCCATGGTTTTAATTTTGATTTAAGATAATTTTACAGTAAAAAGTGCGAGATGTCAACTAAATTGTGAACCTTTTTCTCTCTCCCCGAAGGGTTGTAGGCGTGTGCTGACGCCTCGTTGTTCAATCTTTCGATCTACAGAAAAAGCAGGGATCGGAGGGACTCGAACCCTCGACCTCCAGTCTATTATCGCTTCCCCCAACCTTGCAAGCGGTACCTCATGCTTGGCGAGTTTCGGGGAGATCAACCCCCTTGGCGTAGACTGGTGCTCTCACCTATCTGAGCTACGACCCCACAATAAAAGTCTTTCAATTAACTACCTTCAATAATATACTATAGGGGTAGGATGTCAAGCGTTTTTTTAAAAAACTTTCGCCCGCCAGCCCAGTCATAGAGCGGCCTGGAGCGGGGCGGGAGGGCCCGCCGCCCGCCAGCCCAGTAATAGAGCCAACTAAAGCGACTCGTCCACGAACTGATCCATCGCCCAGTCACTCTGGCCAGTCGCGTCTGGCCCCTGCGCGTCCGCCCGATAGTAGGCGACATCGTCCTGCGCGTCACGATGACCAGACTGCCATTCGTCTGCCCAGATGCGCCAGTTGTTGCCCACGTCCGCATACTGCGCGGGCATGTTACAGGAGAGACGTCCCTCCCAACCCGCGTCGAACGCGTCCTGCGCGATGACCTCTGGGTCGGTGATTTTTTCTACGTTACTCAAGTCGAGCATGATTTTTCTTGGGTTGAGGTTTTACCAGCTGCGAAGTTCCTTGGCAGTAGGCATCGAAAATTCGGTATTGTCTTTGAGCAAGACATTTTCACGGTGGGCGTCATCCTCGGCCTGCATGTCGTGAAGGATTTTGTCCCACTCCTCGGAAGTGGGTGCGGTGTCGGCGAGCCAAGCGTCAAACCCCAAAAGGGCAACGGTGAGTTCGGTGGAATCTTGGTGGGCGAGTTGGGCGATGGTCATGTTTTTTTGGGCTGATGGTTAATCTTAATTATAGTTATAGTATGACAGAAATTTTTGTGAAGTCAAGAGTTTTTTTAACTTTTTTTCGGGGGAAAAGCCCAGGTGCTGGGCACACTATACATAAGATGTTAATAAGGCTCTATACATAAGGGCGCGCATCACCCACCAGCCCAGTATCCATGCGGGCTGGCGGCGGGCGGGGGAGGCCGCCCCTCTCCAGCCCAGTGTTCATGCGGGGTAAGGGCCTCGCCGAGGAGAACCACCAACCCCGACGAGGCGCAAACCACGACAAAAGCCTTATTTGATATTTAAACCCGCTTGGGACAAATCGCCATCAGCTTTTCGTAAGCCTCATTCTTTTCGTCCTTCGTGCCGTGATTGAGCAAGTCGAGAAGATGATCAACAAGTTGCCTATAAGTCAGATTCATCTCTCGTATTTCGGGATTAGTTTCTACAGTGTCAATCGTTTGCATTTGATCCAATAACCAATACTATTAAGTAAGCATAGATAACTACACAGATTAAGGGTAACGCCCACATTACTGGTATACCTCTCTCATGTGTGGAGACAGCACATCCATGTCTACTTGGTTTTCGTCATCTTCGTCTATCGGATCATCCTCGACTGATGTATCGAGTTGCCCAAGTTCATCACGCACATCTTCGTCCGTAGTCTTGAGCAATCCATTTTCCGCAACAAGTTTGTCAGTCCCGACATCAGCTTTCCATTCTTCAAAAGTGCTGGGATCAATGCCGAGACAAGCGAGAGCGTTTTCTAGTTTATTCATGCTTACAATTGTGGGAATTCCCCAATATCATCCAAGTTAATTTTTATCTTTTCTTCGGGTTTAAAATAATCTTTCCCAAAATCCTTTTGGTCGTCTTCCATCGTAAACTGGACACCGCCATCGGTAAAGCCTGTGTTCTTAAATTCACGATAGGCAATCTGGGTTTCGCTTTGATAGCGCATGATCTTTGCGTGGGCTTGCTCGCAGGAGAATCCTTTGTTACGCAAAAATTGAACGATTGCTTCCCTTGAGCGATTAAACTCATCGAGGAGTTTATAAACTACTATGTCGTTGTCTTTCATTTCTTGTTCTTTTCTTGGGCGGTGCGAACCTTCGGACGCACCATGACATTTGGATCGGTTAATGATTGAACCAACGGCAGTTTGCCTGTGTGAGAATACTTTGTGGCATACTTGGAGGTTTTGTTCTGTTCTATATATCTTTTACTCATGGGTCTAGTTTGACAGATTAGTGGTTTTTGTCAAGACTTTTTTGCAATAATCTTTTGCGCTTTCTTGATCCCTTCGTCCCTGCCGAATTGACCGACAAGACGTTTAAAAGTTTCCCACGCAATAGTATTCGCAGGAAGCTTTTTCCATTCATTCATTCTTTCTTTACTATTCATGCCTTTAAGTATGACAGGTATACAGGTAAAGTCAACCCTTAAATCATAAAAAATAAAGTTTTTTTAAGTGTCGCCCGTGAGCCCAGTGTTTATGCGGCCTGCCGCGGGGCGGCCTGGGCGCCTAGCCGCCAGCCCGCTCTATGACTGGGCTAGCGGGTCACCACAAAAATTAAACCATGCCTGTGTGCCACTATTCCAGGCCAGAGGATATACATCAGCACGCATCCAAATCCAAGTATTTGTCTTTTCCCAGTAAAACCAAGCCCCCAGATTATTATCGCCTTCAGGATAAAGCCAACCCTTTTCGCAATGATAAATCCACCACTCCTCGGTTTGATAATACACCCCAAACCAACTTAAGTAGTGCCACGCATTTTGTTGGGAAAATACGCTCCGCTCAATATTTATTGCGCGACTGTTCCATTCCTCGGCAACGTGCCTATTTCTTAACTCCCCAAAAAGTGAGACGCTCAAAAAAAGTAATGTTATTAAGCTCCTCACGGATTGTCGTTGATCCATTCCTCCAGTTGGGCGTAGACCTTTTGCTTATTGCCCTTGAACCCAAACTCATTCTTGACGATGCTATAGACGGACTGTCCTCCCCTTTTCATTCCAAGACACTCTAACTTGAGCGCACGGAGCAAAACCCGAACACGAAAACCATCAATTGCTTCTGGTGTGTCTAATATAGTCATTTTATTGTCCTGAAAGAAAAACGTAATACATTAAAATAATAACTAAAAACCCCGTCACTTCTATCATTTTTTCCTTTTGTTTAGTGTGCCATGTATGCAATACCCTTATTGCAACCTTTAATAAAGCATAGCTTACATCCATTGCCTTTGCAAGACGAAAGTTTAGCCCTCTCTTTTTTCTCAACTTTCCGCCATGCTTTTTTGCCAAGACGATAGGCGTGGATTGTGGCAGGGCAAATGTAATGACCATCGGCAACCGCTTTTTCCTCGGATGTATAAACGGCAGTGCCAGCATCTAATCCTTTAATCTTCGGAGCGGGTTCGTCCAAGCGTAAAGCGGAAGGTTTAAGACAAACATTTGGCAATAAAGCTAATTGATGCAAATGAGGCATTTGGTCTACGCGGACATGCTCACGTGTCGGAAACCAAAAACGAATATCGGGCAACGCATCGCAGATTCTTATCCAACAATTTATATACGCACCAGAAAATAGGTCGCCAGCGTCATGGACACGAAAAAGGTCGGTGTCGCAATTCTTGAGCTTTTTCTTTTCTCCGTTTGGTTTGTAATACTTTGCTCGGATCTGCTTCACCATCTCCGCCACAAAAGAATCACCGCCATCTTCACGGATGGACTTCGTGATGAAATCAGCCTTGTTCTGGAGAGCTTGGGCAACATTGGGCATCATGTAAAAGCCTTTACAGGCATAACAACTTGAGCAAATGATCTTGTCCATTGCTTCCTTTGCTTTCTTGGCAAGGTTCAGGATGATTTTGGCGGCAGGGCAATACTTTAACGCTGGAATGTTAAAGGAATAGGACGGCATCTTACTTGGTGTCGATAATAGGTTCATGCTTACAATAATGACAGAATTAGGGGCAATGTCAACGGAAAAAATAATCTTTTTTGCGCTTGACTTTTTTCGGGGGCGGGGCGCCCAGCCGCCAGACCGCTTATAGAGTCAATTGCTTGGTGCCCAAGGAGGGAGTCGAACCCTCACGCCTTGTTGGGGCAACGGATTTTAAGTCCGTAGTGTCTACCATTCCACCACTCGGGCAAATAAATTACATTAAGCCCAGAAACTCCATAAGTTTTATTCTGGTATTAAGCACCTCATACAATGCTCTTGTGTCATTACCAGATGCCATAAAAAACTCTAGACTGCAACGACCTATGTGGACGATTTGGCAAATCTTATCGTTATCTTCTAATAGGTCTTGGTGCAGTTCAATAAGGTTGGCAACTTCATTTGAGCCAATCGCAATCTGTTGTTGAATTTCCATGTATTGAGTTTGACAGATTTGATCGAAGAGTCAATCCTTTTTTTACAAAGGATAACACTTTCTGAAACGTGTCGTTAACTTCAGCTATAAACTCCTGGGAACCCATAGCCGAATAAACGTGTTTGATATCATTAGGGTCATAGACGTTAAGCACATCAAGTATGACCTTAAGATCTTCTGGCGTTAGTTCGTCCTTCGTTTTATTCATAATCCCTAAATGCTATGGCAAACGGAAAGCGAGGAATCCCATCAGGAGTCAACTCAAAAAACTTTATGGTTGCGAGTTGACCGATATAATATTCTCGATTGTCCAGAATCTCCTTGAGATATTCAAAGTTGCCCTTGACGTTGGAATTGAAGGTTCTGTCCGTTGTGGGGCAATAGCATACCAAATGCTTTACAGTTCCAGTACGATTGCCATCGCCTTCTTCAATATCAAGCACCTTATACTCCGCATCCGTAAACTCTTTACGCTTCAAAAGGGTAGCACTCCGCTTGTTTTCATATGAGGCATCCTTGCGAACCATCTGACCTTCAAACCCTTTCTTGAGCCACTCTGCATAAAATTCGTCAAGAGTTTCCTTGTCCGAAATGTTTTCGGTAGGCACAAGCACAATTCCGTCTGGAAAAGGATTGCCCAATTCAAATTGGTTCGACACCTTTTCAAACCTTTCGGCAAATGTGTTTGATTCATCTAGTTCCCCTATGCGTGGACAATCATAAACCCAGTACTGAATCATTGCCTTTGCTTCTACCATGCGTTCCTTAAAGGCTTGCACCTTTTTGGCAAAAGCCTTATCTGTTTGCTTTTCAGAACGAACAGGCACTTGCTTTCTCACAAGGGAAACAATCTTGTTGAAATCGCTCTTTAGGGCGTGATTGTATAGTTCGCCATCAAGAACAGCGTTTGGATACAGGTCAAAGAAAAACTTCAGTTCCTCAAGGATATGGGGAATTGTTTCAATCTCGCGACCAGTTCTTGTGTGTGAGACAATCTTACCATTCTTCTTCTGAACGATGCACCTAATCTCATCAAGTTTTGGTTGCGAATAAACTGGATATTCCAATGTTGCTTCTCTGTCCTCAAACTTTTGGGCGAGCATCGGTTCGTAGAATTTTTTCGACTCTGCTCCTTTGAGAGTCTGGGCGTAACCTGCTTTCAATTTCTTTTCCCAACGAGATTGTGCCTCAAGTCCCGCTTGTTCTTCATTGGTTGTTGCATTTGTGCGACCAATGTTTTTGCCAATGGCAACTCTTGGTTTGTCTGTGGTTTTCTTGCCGTCCACAAGTCCTTTTACGGCATGGTAAGAATTGCTGTCAATTACCATTGTCCATTCTCGTAGCTTCCCCACGGAATCTACCTTGTATAGTGTTTCAAGTTTTATCATATATAAAGTATGACAGGTCTGGACTTAAAGTCAAGCCTTTTTTTGTTTTTTATGAAATTAACTGAAGAAGCAATTCCTCGGCTTTTTCTTTAGAATTAAACATATAGTCGATGGTGTCATCCTTGTTGTAGTGGTCAACGAAACGAGTTGTCCATGCGTCCACATCTTCGTTCCACTCCACATCATAGGTTGGGTCATAGGTCTTGGACGCCAACTTGAGTTCGTAGAGGGAAGGTTCCATTACTGGTTCTGCAATCATGTTATGCCTTTATGGTTGATTTTGAGTATTGTTTCCAAACCTGAAGGTCAAGGTCTGCCACGGACATCTTCATCGCCTTGGCAATCTCGGCAAACTGGTCTGCAAAGAAATTGTAATCCGTTTCGTCTTGTGGCGTAGCCTTGGGAACATCTTTAACTCCTTGAGCTTTCAAGAATTTAAGAACATGAGTGTCCAACACAGGGACATTGTAATCCTTTCTTGAGTGAGTCAGGAAAAAGTTTGCCGTCTTAAACTTTATGCCACGAATCTTGCATAGGTCATGCAACGAGCATTTCTTGAGGTCAAGCCCAAGATAGACTATATCCCGAAAAGAGTTAACAAGACGACCATACTGCCCCATCTTGACGTTTTCGAGAGACCCACGCAAACCCGAACTCAATAGACTAGAGATATAATCGAACGGAGAATGCCATTGATAAAAACGAGCATCATACCATTGCTCCAGCTTGCGAGCTTGAATGTCGGAGGTCTTACCTGCAACGACCACGCAGAACAATAGGAAAAATTCCAGTTCGTCAGTCGTGCGTTTGTAATCGGTGATTTCTTGAGGATTAATTTTCATACCTTAATTATGCAGGTTTTTGCGTTTAAGTCAACCCTAAACTTTCGCCCTGAGCCCAGTGTTTATGCGGTCTGCCGCTGGGCGGGCGGGGCCGCGGCCCGCCAGGCCGCTCATAGAGCGGGCTGGGAGCCGAGGGCATTCTCCGCTAATTAAAGCGAAGAACGAGCGAAAACCGCATTGCCACAAGCGACACGCAGAACACGGTCACGAACGACACGCCTGTTGGGGCGACCGTTATTCGTATCGGTAAAGTAAACGTAACCAGAAGTTACGCTACTCACCTTTGCCGAATGAGCGATGCGATTTAGTCCACGTGAAACGAGAACCGAAACGAAACGTCCTTGTGAGGACTTGACAACTTGGTCAATAGTACGAGCAGTGTTTTTCATATCTTTTAATATAGTAGGTTAATCTTGAAGGATGGGCAACTGGGAGGATTAAGCCTCCGCAGTTGCATCGAATAATGAGTGGAGCGAAGTCGAGCGAGCAGGAAGCAATCCCAAGTTACCCTTCCAGACCTCGCTGAACGAATTGTACAGAGAGTACAAGTTGCGGTCAGCAAACTCGTTGTGGTTGGGTTTGTTCCATTGCTCAACAATGTCAGCAATTTGGGTCTTGGAGCAAGCACCAGATTGATACGCACGGATGATGAGGTCATTAGCCTCCTTGTTGGAACCAAGATCGTACTCCTTGTAGGAGTCAATACGCTTTTCCTGACCAACCCAAGATTCACGCAACCTGCCAATGGCATTAGCAATCTTCATAAAGATGTTGCCAGCTACATTGATGTTGTCGATGTTCTTGGTATGCCTCCGAGCAATAACGATCTCATTGCTGAAAATGAGATTGGAGCAAACGAAAGGAGCATCGCCAGCCATAATGCCAGCAGGAAAGCACTTATCGTGACCATTCCGCAGACCAACGACAGTTGCCCTGTCTGCATTTTCGGGAGCGTTGCGATCTTGGACTTGCATAAGACCAAAATAGCGTTGCCCAAAACGAGCGAGGTTGTGATTTTCGTCCACAACATCGAAACCATTCTCGTCAAGATGCTTGCGAGTCTGGTCGATGAGGAAACCATGACCGATAGGAGTCCACGTGTCGGTCTTTTGAGGAGTCTCGACTGCGAGGACATCTTCAATGGTTGCTTTGGTGCGGTCTGAACCGCAGATTGATAGGTTGAGTTGTTTCATAGTTTTTTTAGCTTAATTGTTACCTTTAATTAAATAGATTTTTTAGGAAATGTCAACCCTTTTCTTGTGCTTTTGCTTGCGAGGGAGAACTTTGTTCACACGCTTGAAGGGGCGAGCTTTACTAAAGATTCCTGTCTTTCTTACCTTAATTATCATACCTTTAAGTATGACATCTTTTACGATTAAGTCAAGGGCAATCGCACAAAAAACAAAAAAACTTTTTCAGCTATGGGTTCAATAAGGCGGTCTAATAAAGTCACTATCCATGCGGATTGGCACGGCGCGGGCGGGGCGGCCAGCCGCCAGCCCGCTCTATCACTCACTTCACCCAGTGCACTGAACCATGAGCTTAATACAAGTATGGCTATCCTCAACGACAAACTTCACTGAGTAAGCCTGAAAGTAAGCTAGGAGTTGGGCAAAAGCACTCATCTCATCGTCATTGTGTTTCTCAAAGTATAGTTCACTGTATTTCATGGTCGTACTGTTCCTCCTGGTGGAGGTGGGATGGGTTGATTGTCATACAGCTCATCGTATCTGTAACCTGCTTCGTGCAGTAACTCAATAAACTGTTCCCTATGTTCTAGCCTATCGAATCGGATGAATTTTGTTATGCGATAATCCACCTTGTAGGTAATGTCATAATAATGGGTTGCCCTGCCGTTGCCACAGCAAGCCTGCTGTTTAGGGTGCCACTTTTCACGATGGAAGCCCTCCTCGATAATATAACCCTTTACGGCCAAAGTTGATTGAGATGTCATCATAATACTTTTTTGAGTTGATAGATTGTATAGTGGTCATGTTCAAGGGACGAGGCGTATTCGACTGCCCCATCAATAGAACGAAAACCAATAGCCTCTTGCACTTGATTGTCGTCTACTAAAAGATAACCTTTGTCGTGAGGTTCTGTCGGCTCAAGCATTCTTTCTTGATGGAATTGAGACTTCAGTTCCATGTATTCATGTTCGCAACTATCGTAATTCATTAGTGTATTGGTTGAATCTTTCTCCTACGAGTTGACAAAGCTCTGATTTGTACCGAAAGCCCATAGTTTTCCACGACTGTGTAACTCGTATTGATTCAATATAGGTTAGTATGTCCTCTTGGATTTGCTCTCGCAAGTCTGCCAAGGTTTTCATGTGTGTTTTTTCTAATTTCATTATATATATAGGTCAGGTGTGTCTGGAATGTGGGAAACGTCCTTGAGGTCGGCATCTAGGAAAGCAGAACCATAACTTACTTCGCCATCACTACCAACGAGGTCAGGGTACGCTTCAATCGCTTCGGCTTCGGAATTGAAAGAATCCAAAAAGGAAATCTTTGTCATCCCAGCGCATACGGAATATGAAGGATAACCATCGGCTTTGTAAGCCTTGACGTTGAAGCCGTAGTCGTCTTGGTGCAGTTGTAGGTAATCGTAGTCCATTTTTTGGTTAGTTAAGGTTACGTTCGTTAAAGTATGCTTCAGTTCTTTTCCATGAATTTTCGTATGCTTGGTCGTCATCACCGAAACCTGCCTCATATACTTTTTGCATATACTCGTAATACTCTCGCTCGGATTCTTCGTAATCTCTCATGTCTTGAATCTCGTTTGCGTAGCGTTCACGCACATCATCGTACTGCGCCCCAAACTCATGGTCGAGGTGTTCTTGTAGCTGGGGATTACAAACCAGAGTCATCGAAAACTTCTCCATATACGAGTTCCATCATTCTATCGTGACCGACATGGGACTTTCCTCCCACGTTCCATTCGGTAACCTCCTCAATAGGCTTGCCGTGTACCTTGTAATCATAAACGGTTGCCACCACGCCATCTTCAAACTGCACCACCCAGTTGGCTCTGGTTTTATAAGGATCGAACTGTACGGTGGGTTCGCCAAAGAGGTCTACCAAGTTCTGGTAACTGCTGATAACGTAACCCTGCAAGAAGGTGTCCGTGATCAGGGACGCATCATTTACAACGGTATAATCTTTTAACATTTTCATTCTTCTATCATATAGGCAAACACGCCATTGTCAATGCTTAAAGAGGCGAAAGATGCCTTTTTTACAGGCGTTAGATCTTGCGTTTTTACGAGCGACCACGAGTATTCTGGGATGCGCACAAAAGTCTTGTACTTGTAGGGATTGTAAACAACCTGTGCCGAGTTAGGGAAAAATGCTGCCGCTGGTGATCTCGGAACATTAATATCTTTGTGTGACTCACGAAACCCCATAAGGTAACCTGAAATGCCAGCATGAACATTCTTACGCTTTTCTTTTAAAACTTTCTTGCGTCCAGTTTGACCCACTAAGAAACGAACGTCTTTCAACGAAACTTCTTTAGTATGTTGAACAATCAGGCCGTTCTGTCGCACAGACCAGCAGTTTTTATGCAGGTTGCGATAAACGTATACTCTGCGATCCCAATCTATTTCCCTATCTTTCATGCCTTTAATTATGACATTTTTTTTGATTAAGTCAAGTCCAAAAATGAATAAAGTTATCTCCCCATTTGGCTCTATAAGCGGGCTGGCGGCGGGCGGGGGGGCAAAATTTTCTATGCGATTAACTTTTCACATATCATAGATAATTTCCAGATCGTCCGTCCTCCCTACCCACATGGGGTTAGGCAATTTTACCCACATCCTCACAACAACTTTTTTGGGAACATAGAAAAAACTAGAAGCAAGGTCGCCTCCAAGGGTTTCTAGTACATCAGCATATATTTGACTATATTTGATTTGTTTTCTCATATTATTCATCCCATTCTATATCAAGATAAGTCAGCTCGGAGCGCCACCGCTTCCCTAACTCCACCTGCGCATATAATCTAACAATATCTTCTTTGCTACAATGTTCAAGATAATTAACTACCCAATCTCTTATTTCACTATATTTGATTTGATTTTTCATTCCAAGTCCTTGAAGTTATTTTCTACTATTTGACAAAGGTCTTTAATTATTGATGGTGCAAGCTTTAATGCTGAAAGTTCTTGTATTTCTTTTTGGATTTGCTCTTTGCAGGATCGTAAGTGAATATTGTCTGGGGTTCTCATCTTACTGATATTAAATCTTCTAGCTTGAGCTTATATTTGTGTGCGGTGTTCTTCTTTACACGCTTAACAAACAATGATCTGCCACAACTACTGCAACTGTAAGCATGGTTGCTACTTATGCGATGCCGCCCAAACTCTGAACCACAACACGCATCGTTGTACTTATATTTGACGATAGCTTCATCATTGATTCGATCTTCACGACAACCAACGAACCTGCACCATTTACGCCAATTTGCATCGTGCCATGAGTCGCCTCGTTCTTCGGTATCTAGTGCGTGAGCAATCTCATGTAGGATTGTATTCCTTACGTTTTTTTCGGGATTTGCCACAACGTAATGCTTGGAAAGCATAATCTTACGATGACCTAGGGCAGTATAACATTCACCGCAATTTGCTCGCTTATTGTTAAAGCCGCCCCATTTCCATTTTTCCTCGCCTTGTCCGAGAATATCAAATTTCTCCATCAGGCGAACGCATAATCTTTGAGCCGTAATCAATTTCATACCTATCATTATGACAGGTCTGTGGAGAATGTCAAGCCCCAGTTTCAACAATACGAGGCAATTCCTCTATCTCAATATGAAGATGCTCCCTCTCTCTTGTTCCCCAATGTCGTTCCGTGAAGAAAATATCTTCCGCAGTTGAATAACATTTTTTAGTCAATAAGACTGTATCAACTGGAAACTGATTGAGACCCTTGATTCCCTTGGGTATGGGAGACCCGCAAGAACGAGGGGTTTCCCATAAGGTAGCTTTCCATTTTTTCACTCTATATACTATTATTTGGCATAGATTATTTCAACCTAGCATCTTATTTAGTCGTAAGATAATAAGCATACAGGCAAACCAACACTACATATATTATTACTTCATTCATTGTTATAAATTATAAAACCGCCCCAGCGATTGCTGAAGCGGTTAAGAAAATTGGCGAGGGGAAGGTCTTCATTATTACCTCCAACTTTTCGGGATAAACTAATGTCTAGTTACCTACTTCGAGCCGCCCCTAACACTTATCCCTCAAGCGATTGCCCTCTGGGGGATAGGTAGCGCACATTACGACGAGTATCAAACCGTTATTCTGTCACCCTCTTTTTTTACTCGGCCGCCGCCAAGCAAAAGTGAAAATTAAAAATCTGTCAAAAGAACTTCGGTTATTTACTGGACTAGCAATCTGAAATCCTACTTAAAGGATTGGGATGTTGAACTCCAGCTAATTAACCTTTCTCAATTATTATAAGTATATTATACTATAAATTTTATTGTTTGTCAAGAGTTATTTCGCTTTTATTTGTTTTGTTCCAATAGTATAAAGCTTTTCCTGACTTTAATTCATATACTACAAGGTCGCCATGATATTCCATGTAGCGTTCGACATATTTCTTTGCCCACTCCAGATCAGATGTAACAGCAAGACGCTCATCTTGTGCATCATTCTTTATCCTTATTTCATATTTGGCATTGGAGGCTTCTGGAAGCCCTCCCATCTTGCGTAGAAGATCGGGCGGAGGGACGTTTAGTCGATGTATTTCGGTAGTCTGCGCTTGAAGCTGAAGCTCTTTCTGTTGTAGCTCCCTATCCTTGTTCTCAAGATCCTCCGCTAACTTGGCGTTGGTCTTCTCTAGTTTATCGTCGGCACAACCTACCAAAAAAAATAATACAATTAAGTAGGTGAGAATATTGCTTTTCTTATTTTTCATTCTTCAATGTTACCAGAACTATCTTGTGAGTCAAGAGCTTTTTGCATTTTTGTTATTGCACAATTTATTTCTTTCAACTCGCTTGGTGTGAAGCTGATTGATTGAAGTTTATTTCCAAGTTTATTGCTTGAAATTAAGGTGAGGCTTATTGTATTATTTGTTGTTTCTTTTATTTGTATGCCAGAGCGATGGAAGTTATTTATTTTATAACTATGTATTATTTCGACCATAGCCAATAAACCAGTCCAAGTCCAACATAAAATATACTCATTGCTATTGTTATCCAGAGTAAAAGTCTATCTTCTTTTTGTAAGAGGTTTCTCTGGTCGTTCATGCTCTTATTTTTCTTTACTACGTATCTATCGTGTTCTGGTGACCATTTCATTTAAGGAGACTGCGCCCAACGAACCATACGGAACACCAGATCAAAACGCTGGAGCTTAATAGGGCTAACCAAAACATAATCATGTTCATCCTATCATATGGTTTTTCTTCTTCAATTAATTCGGCGACTTTGTTTAAGTTATCTTTATTTCGCTTTACTTCAGAAGTATTTGCTTCTTCTTTATTTGTAGTTTTCGCTTTAACTATTTTCGGCTGTATCACTTTTAGTTTTTGTAAAGTTGGTTTTCTTATTTCTAGTTCTCTTGTATTAGTTATTTCGGACTTCTGCGAAAAGTGGGTGACTTGACCGCCTCTGTGATTTCCCTGCCTGTTATTTGTTGTTGTGCAAGAGGTGAGTGCGCTCACTATTATGACGAGCATCAAGATAGGCTTTCCAATATTTATTTGCATTTATATTAGTTTGTTTTGCGACTCTCCAATTACCATTTTTCTCTTGGTAAATTTTATTTATTTGCGCTTCGTAATGTAAGCTGGCATAATATTGAGGCTTATTATTTAAATCTATTTGTTGAGGGCGGTTAAAAACGCATCCGCAACCAAATATACACCAAATAATGGCAAATCCAAATTTCTTCAAAATACTCATTTTATATTGTTATTTCGCCTAAATTGTTTAAAATGGGGCTAATTTAATGAAAAATTCGATAAAGTTTCGGCGGTCTACCAGCCACTTTTTTCACTAACTTTTTCCAATATTTCTTCTTTGAGTTGCGCCAAACTTGACAACAAATCTTGTGCAGTTTGCTCGCCATCAACAGACAGGAGTTTATGATTTACTAATTTATTTAGTGCTTCTGCCAATGTTGCATAGTAACCAAGCCTAACCCATTTAAATTTATTTGTAGTTGGTTTCGCTTTTCCTTTACTGCCATGTCTGCCAAAAGGATTACGAGGATTAAGTTTAATATACTGTTCAATAACAACATTTAAATCATCCAATTTACTAATACGATAGTTATCAATTTGCAATTTCATAATATTAATTATATAGTTATTTGCGATAATTAGAGATTTCGCACTACCCTAAAGTATTTTGCGATATTCTATTTCTCTGCAATTTGTTAGTGTTTTTTCCTTTATTATATAAGTTACGCAAGTCAGTTGCTTTTTGCTTGTTCCTTTATTATCTATCAAGTATATGGTAAATAATTATCAAAGTCAAGGATTTATTTCTTCAAAGGCTTTTTATTCTTGTGTTTGAAGATACTGATTTCTGTATGCGGATCATGGGGAAAGGTTGCGAATATTTCACCGCCCATTTGCATCACACACATCTTTGCATATCTGTAAGCTGTCTTGGCTCCAAGTTGTGTTGAATAGGATGCTTGCCATGCTCCTTTGCTATTGTAAACCAAATAACGAATGGGGATTTTTTTATTTTCCATTATATGCTGATGGAAGAATAGATTGTAAGCTCTTTATTTAATTTATATTTAATTATGAGACTTCGATAAGAGCATCATGTATGATATGCCTTGTCTTGTAATCCAAAATCCTGCCATCTTCATCTTGCGGAAGCTCATCCAGTACAACATTAAAATCAACATCAAGAAGTTGTGAGAGGCAAGCGACCTTTCGGTAAATGCCAATTTCTTTGTATTTAAGAATCGCCCAAGAAGCATCCACTTGCGCTTCATTTGCTTTGTTGATTGAATTGACTAGCGTTGTTGCTGGTGCTTGAGTTTCTACTGTTGCGAGTGTCATTATATATTTATTAATTTAGATTAAAGAATAAAATGGGGCGAGATTTTCTCGCTCCCATTTTTAAGATTTTAATTTATGCCGTATTTATTCAGTTCCTTGGGGTAATCATTTGAATCCCAATTTAATGAGACGAGAGTCTGAATCCCAACAAAACTTTTATCCAGAGATTTCGGAACGACTTGTTTTCGCCCCATCAATTTCCTCTACATAGTAGTCCAAGTTCTCGGCAATTTCAATAATTTCTTTAGTTGAAACCGACACGCCCTTCATGCGAGACTGCACTTGTTTTATCGTAGGATTAATTCCTTCTGCATGACGATTTTCAATATAGTTACGAATCGCTAATTCATTTGCAGACAAATCATCATCCCATGAATCTTCACCTTCATCCTCATATTCTTCATCCCAATCGGAATCATAATCACAATCTTCATCAACATAGACAGGCTTTGCCCATTCCTTACGACCTTCAGTAATCTCGTTAATAACCTCATACTTGCATACTCGCAACTTTTGATATTGAGAATCATTAGGAACACTTACAGCGTCCTTGGGGTCAAAACGAACGACCATTAGTTTGCCTTCTGCTCCAGCCCAACTATCTGCATAGTCGAACGAACCAACGTGAAATCCATAGGAACAACCCCGATTAGGGTCATCATCTACACTCCTGCGCTTCATTTCAAGAACCTGACCAACACTATTATCGAACTTGCCAGAATAATTATCTTTATAATCATTTGCTACGCCTTTATAGCCAATAACATAGCCGTCAGGGTCAACAGGGAGTTCCTTGTAATTAAGAAAGTTATACAACTGCTCCACCGAATGATGTGAAGGATTGTCCAGCAACCTTTCAATGAAATTGAAAATCGGAGAAGGGTCTTTAATGCCCATCCTCATAAGAGACAACAGCTTGTCAATAACAACTCCTGCGAGCTTTTCTTGCTCACCAGAAGAATGATTGTAATAAACATCTCCATCCTTGATTTCGACATTGCCGTGAGCATAATCCTCAACTGCACTTTTGGTATCCACCAACTTTACAACTTTATCATATTCTCCATCCAATAGGGCTTGACGCACTTGATGAAAGTTAATATTGTCATTGCGAACAGTATGAACCTGTCCATCAAAAAACAATGTGATTGCGTTCTCTCCGAGATTGTAAGCTACTTTTTGCATAATGTTTTTTCCTTTTCTGATTTTGTATGATAATATTCTACTAAATGTTTGTCGATCTGTCAAGAACTTTCCGATAATAATTACACTTTTGTTGAGTTTAATTCATCAGTTTGTTTGATGTAATTGACTACCTTCTCTGCATTGTCAGAGGAAAATCTCCAGCCGTAAAATTCAATCATTTCCATCATGGGATAATTTGAATCAATATTCTTTTCAATCATCTCCTTGGTGAGTTCTGGCTTGTAGGGTTCCTGCTGTTTCTTCGACCACTCATGGCTATAAGCATCCCTATCAATCCCAAGAAGATAAGTAAGCAAATACTGAACCTTATTTAAGGTAGCGTGGACATAATTTCCATTCTGCATGGGAGGCAAGTATTTAATAGCCCTCATTAGAATATGGGAATCATCCAAGTGCTTCTTGCATTGCTCTATAAACTTCTCGCAATTAATGTAATTTAAATTAGCGATTGCAGACATAGACCTTTCGTTGGCGTATCTCTGCCAGAGTTCGGGCGTAATAACCTTATCAAGATTTTGCTTCAACCAAACTTTAAAATGTGTCCATTTAGAATCGTCTAGCTTTTCAACGTCCTTGCGCCTAACTCCATAAACTTTTATTTGCAACTTATCCTTGACTACGGATGATTTTAGGAAATTAACAATATCCATTGTATCCATAACCTTCTTATCTGTTGCATCCACAATGCCATAACGTAAGATAGGAACATAAATGCCTTCAGTTGGAACGTCATCTTTGTCAAGGTCATCCCAATTATTTTGGTCTGTTCTACTTTCACCATCATCCTTGAGTTGAAACATTTTAACGTGCTGACGAGAACCTGCGCCAAGTTTAGATGCTCCACCAGCGGAAACATATCCACTTTTAGACTTATCCACCTTTGAGAAATAATTTATACGATTATCGTCAACCTTATTAAACTCATGCTCATCATAAAACTTTTTCTTCCAAGCTGAATCTCTGAACCAAATCATATATACATTGTTTGCATCAGAATTTTCTTTAAATAAAGTCCTAGCTTTTAATGCCAAGCCATGATTTGAAGGACAATCGTTAATCGCAAGCAAATTATCTTTGTGGCAAGTGAACCTGTCTACAAGTTTACTTTTGACTTTAAACCCATCTGTATTTGCGGAATCATCTTCCTTCCAGTAATGACGAATTGTTATTTCTGGAGTTTGCCAATCAGTCCTTGGCTTATTGATAACTGGGCTATCAATATTAATTCCCTTCCACTTAAAACTACCCTTCAAGACCTCTTGAATAGAGTATGGCAAGCTATTAACAATAGACGCATAGTTGCACTTCGCTTCATAATAGTCAGATGCATCGCCCAACTTTTCTTGTGCAATTTTCTCCAAGTCGGTTTTAATAACTTCAATTTTGTCTTTAATTGCCTGTTGAGTGCGCTTGGTATATTCCAAGCCTTCACGACTAGGAGAAATATTTAACTCTCCAATATCAAATTCGACCCACAAGTTGTCCAGACAAAGAATGTCTTGATACTTGCCGTCAAGATTCTGAATAGAGTTATGGTCAATAGGGTAGCCGATATTGCCCATAATGGCAATCGTCTGATTACGACTTCCATAATTACGCTGACGATGATAATAGCTATAACTACTACCATTGCCTTCTTCTTCGTAAAGTTTCCAGCACTCACCACTTAATGCAACAGATTTTTCTTCTATTTTATCCTCGCCTAGATTTTTAATGTCGGGAGTGAGTTTAAAATAACGAAATAATTTAAGCGATTCTTCCCTAAACGTATCTACGTCATTATCTGCTACCGATATGACAATTTCCATGCCATCCTTTTCGGTTGTGGGAGATGAATCCATAAGAATAATTTTGCCTTTAGATGATTCATCAATTTGGGCGTTGTAAGAATTTTTTGTCCCATTATTGTATGAGATAACGCCAAAATTGTCTCCATAGGCAAATCCTGCCTTACATCCAATGCCTAATTGTCCAGTAAATGCGTTAGAATTACGTTTGGTGGACTTACAATAACGAGTATAAAGATTACGAATTTCTTCATCCGTTAATCCAGTTCCATAATCCCTAACCTTAAAGGTTGGCTCAAACTTTGTAGGTAAAGTTACCTTAACTGGCAAATCGGGCTTGCCAACTTCCGCATGAGCGTCTATGGCATTTGTGGTATATTCCCGAATAACTGCCAAAGGCTTATTGGAATAAATTTGATTTCGTAGCAAATCAATGACAAAGGAAATGTCCTCTTGGTCAATACCAAATTCGGATTCCTCAAAGTCATGTGAGCGAACTAATGTGTGTGTCTTTTGTGTAGCAATCATGTTTTTTTAATTTCAGTTTTTAATCTTAATCTTCCTCAAGTCTGACAGGTCTGGAGGGAAAGTCAAGGACTTTTTTAATTTTTTTCAAAAAGGTGTGTCGGCAATGCTCGGTGAAGCTATTTGCTTTGCCGATCCTGTTGCCTTGAGCCGTGCTTTCGCTGGCTCTGACAAGGTTGCCTCATAAGCATCTGCTGGACTAAATAGTTCTGCCTCTAGCCGTTTATTTTTCGGAAAATGTTGTGGAGCTAACTTCAATTTATTGTATTGTTGTCTTTTCTGTTTTTTCTGTTCAGTTAAAATACCTTGCTCCACGGCAAAAATTATAAGATTAGTTAGGTCGTCCTTCTTTATCTTGATTCTTTTTATATCGTTAATGTGTCCATCGTAGCCATTAGTTCCACCTTCGATTATTTCTTCATCAACAGAATAAGTTTTGTTGTATAGGTCAGGCTGATTTTCCCTTATCCTATATCGCATAGTTTTTTTCTTACTCATTGTATTTAAAATAAAGTTTCCAGCTTTTATGGGATTACTGGAAGGCGATGAAAAGTAACCACAGTCAACAAATACGAACCTGCGCCCCAATGCCTTTTTTAAGAAATTCTTTGTTGATCATGTAATAAGTCTGACAGATTTTTAGGGAATGTCAAATCTTTTTTAAGAAATCTTTCACCGAGTTAGCCAACTGAAAAAAAGAATAAAATTCGCTATCATCCATTTCTCCACCACTTCCCCAAGAAAAAACATAATCCTTGCGGTCATTGCTATAAGTAATATTCGTTACTGACTTTGGGCGATAAGAATAAGAGTGACCACTTGGATTCCATTGGGTTGGTGGATGATAATGGGTTTGGGTATGCCCATTGTAAATTACTTGCGCTGTCTTACGCTTCGCTTTGATCTGCGATAACCTAATTACAAATGTATCGTCAGGATAATCCTCTGCCTTGCATTTAGGTAAATGGTCTACCTGCATACCTTTTGTTATAGTATTAACTAACCACTTAACAGGATGTGGGAGATTTGGCTGATTGTAATTATTCATTATTTATAATGTAGTTAAGAACTCTTTATATTTTTTTGATATTCGTGCGACTTCTTCTAGCTTTTCCCAATTATCTTTTTCTATTCTTAAATAAGTGTCGCTATGTTTAATAATTTTGCCAATGGTAAATTTGTAGGATATAAGTAGACTCCTTACTCTTTCGGGAAAGTATTCGGTTTTATATTTTAATAAATTTCGCTTGATGTCTTGTAAGCGTTTAATATAAAACTTTATTGACTCGTAGTGTTTGGAGGCTTCCATACATTATATTACACTTTTGCTACATAACATACTCTAATGTATCGTCAATACTATTGATAAAAATAGGGGTGCTTTCTCCAGCGTATGCTCCTGCGACATTATAATCATAAAACTCTACGGCATCCTCATAAGACATTCCATCTCTTTCTTGAAAAATTTTTATAACTTCTCCTGCATCATAAACCAACCGCATATTTCGGCTCTGTCCATTCCATGAATCTGTCCAGCCAATACAAGCCTCGTCTAATCCATCTGCTCGCAGGATTTCTTCATCTTCATGCCTATCGGCAAAGTCATCTATAATTTTAGCTTTATTCATTTTAAAAAGGGAAAGGTTGCTTGTTATTGAGAAATTGTGCATATCGTGTTTCACGATTGGATGCCCAAATCCTAATTAATTCATATTCTTCCATAAAGATTCTATTAACAGTAGACTGAACTTCTTTCTCTATTTCTTCTGCTAAATATTCTCTGGCATATTCGCTTGCCATATTAATATCTTGGTTTGCTTCTAAAACTTTTTTTATAATATCCTTCATTCTTCTTTGTTGTGTCCTTGGGTTTGTTGGATACAGCCTTCCGTAGTCGAGTAATCAAATACTTTTGTTTCATTAACAAAATAAGACTCAACCATATTTGTCGCTTCCCTTATTTCATCTATCTTTGTTCCAGCTTTAGAATAAGGAGTATGCTTTAATGCGTCATCTAAATAACTTGCATAGGCATCGCAAGACTCTAAAACTTTTGTAACGGCTTCTGCTATTTCCATTAATATTCATCCTCCATTGGAGCGTTCATCTTATCCTTAACAGCTTGAACCCAAGAATTAACTGTTTCTACTGCCATTATTATTTTTGCGGAACTATCTTTACTCGCAGGAAACGCCCAGTACCGCTTCACTTCTTTGTCTAATACTTTAAGTGCTTCCTCTATATTCATATTAGTTTAATTCTTTTATCTTTACAGTTATGTGACAATCGTCCTTGTCTCTCAAGATAATTAAGTTAACTGAATTATTTTTTTCGAGTATTTGTTTCGTAAGCCACTCCAAATCTGATTCGTCTAAACCTGCAAGGGTATCACCTTGCTGGAAATTACGATGCTTCCAGAGTTCCTGTCTAAACCAATTTGCAGATTTTGTAAACATTTTATTTCTCCAAGCAATATGACCAGTAGCGACTGTTGCGCTTACCTTGAATCTTGTTCCAATATAATTCTCTCACTACTCCATAGCCCAGCCCATGTTCCTCGCACTTGTCAAGCCATTTTTGCTCAAGTTCTTCATAACGAACCAGCGATGGAGTCCCTTTCTTCTTTACATCCCAACCAAGGAAGCGGAGCAAGTGAACATCCAAGCAACATACAGACGCTTCAACAGGGAAACTTAAATTAAGAACAAAGGAAGTCTTTGCCAAGCCAATTCCATAAGTTTCTTTAGAGAGCCTGTTGCGACATTCCTGCCAAGTTTCATTGTTTTTCTTATAAAACTGTTTGGGATTAGCCCGAAACTTACGAGTAAAGTCCCAAAGTGCCTTATAGCGCATACTTGTCAAGCCTAATGAGCTATTTTTAATTATCTCCATAAGACGCTTCTTGGAAATAGTCCAAGACAAATCTTGAGTTAAAGCATTGTAACCTCTGACGTTGTTTTCCCAAGTCGTATGGATGCTACAAAAAGCAAAAATCCAACGCTTAAAATAATCTACATCATTTTTTACTTTAATACCTTCCCAATATTCGGTTCCCTCTTTGACTTTTCCATAGGTCAAGCCATCAATAAAAGAATCAAGTGTTAGTTCCTTCTTTTTGCGAACAGGTCGAAACTCCTCAAAGGGAAGAATAAGTTGGGCTTCCAGTTTCGGGTCAACGAATAACGAATCTATTATCTTTGCAATTTTCATCATGCAACCATTCAAAAGCATTTTTGGGCAAATGTCAACTAAAAAATTTAAAAATGTTTTCTCCGCTTGTAGCGGTCTATAATTTCACAGAAAAATTTATGGAACTTTCTTTCTTCGTCATTGAGATAAAATTCCATAATGAGTGCCAGCATCTCCTTGATGCCTTCCTCGCCATAATCGTCAGCCTCTTGCATTGCAATCGACAAGGCTTGCGTAAGGCGGTCATAGCTTTTATTTAATTTCATTCGTAATCTCGAAAAGCTATCGCATAAGGAAATCTTGGGATTCCGTCTGGAGTTAATTGAAAGAATTTAATTGTAGCATATTTGCCAATGTAATCCTCCTTATTTTCCAAGATTTCTTTTAAGTATTCAAAAGTTCCTTTTATATTAGAATTAAATGTCTTTTGCGTTTTCTCGCAGAAACACGCTAGATGCTTTGCGGTTCCTTGGCGATTACCATTTCCTTCTTCTATGTCAAGCACCTTGTATTCAGCATCTTGGAACTCTTTGCGTTTTAATAAGTATTTACTTCTCTTGGATTCGTAACTCTCGTCCTGTCTAATTATTTGTCCCTCAAACTCTCGTCCAAGATAATCTTCATAGTTAGCATCTAACGCTTGTTTGCTCCACGCTTCCGAGGTTTCTAGGAGTTGGATGCTCTTGTTAGAGACATGGCCTAGATGCTCTTCTAAATGCGCCCTACGAACTGTAAAATAATGGTTTTCTCTCAAAAAATCTATACGAGGGGAATCATAAACCCAATATTCTACTTTCCCTGCGCTTTGGAGCAACGCCTTCTTCCACGCCTTTTCTTTTTTATCGAAAGATTCATCGCTATCCGTTTTAGTGCGAACAGGCTTTTGCTTTCTCACTAAAGAAATTATAGCATTAAAATTATTTCTATATTCATGGTTATAAAGTTCTCCATCTAAAATGGAATCTGGATAAGCCAAGAAAAACCCCTGCAATCCTTCGCTGATATGGGGAATGGAATCAATTACCCTACCCTTGCGAGTGCGAGCGATAATCTTATCCCCCTCTTTTCGGATGATGCACCTTACCCCATCTAGTTTGGGTTGAGAATATAGGGGATAAACTAATTCCTTTTCTCGCTTCTTAAAATCCTGCGCCAACATAGGTTCATAAAACTTTTTTTGTTTTACTTGGTCAATATCTTGGGTGTAACCATCCTTGCGCTTCTTTTCCCACTTCGCTTGAGCCTCTAATTCCGCTTGTTCTTCGGGAGTGGTTTCGTTACTGCGCCCAATATTTTTGCCTTCGCAGACAGTAGGATTATTCTGGCGTATCTTCATGCCCACAATTCCTTGTGCGCTCCAAAATTCATTTGCGTCAGAACAAATAGTCCATTCTCTGGTTTTGCCCTTCGAGTCCAATTTGTATAATATAGGTAATTTTTTCATTTTCTGTAATCCAGTCTAAAGCATGGAGGAAGAATGTCAAGAGAAAAAAGAAGAATCCCTCTCGCTCCTAGCGGTAGAGCGGTGTGAGGCCAGCATATTTTCTAGTTTTAAAAATATTATTTTGCGCTTAACTCCCTTGTTGTCCTTGATAAAAAAGTAATCGCCAGCTTTTTTGGCTTCAGCTAACTCATCCTCTGTAAAATTAATATCCAAGGTCGGTAACGATACAGCCACATTATTTGGCTCGCCTTCCAGCGGTTTTATATTTGGCAGGACAGGCGACAAGTCATCCGCTTGAATGAAGTGCGCCCCACAAAATAAATTATATACAAGATATATTCTGGATTTAAGCACAAACATTTATTTAAACCATGATGGTGTATTTCTTTTTGTCCATTTGGCAAAATATTTCTTATCATTAATATAATAAGTTCTATACGCCTTAACTGCATTGCGATTTTTGTAATCTTCTGGCATCGCTTGAGCGAAAGGAGTCAAGCCTTTATTTGAGAGGTTAAGTTTATGGTAGTTATCGTCACAAAACGCAATCGCATCTAAAGATTTATGCAACTTGCCGTAACGATGAAGGTATTCATCCATAAGAGCATAAGCATGGGTCAATAACCATTCATAATTATCTACCGATTCCCTAATCCACTTGGTGCAAGGATGATTGTAGTGAGTTCGTTTGTATGGGGCCTCGCCTTGAGGAAAAACAGCGCATAACATTTGCGCTGATTCAAGTATCATTTTAACAACGTGCTTGTCGCAAGCCTGTTGCGCTGATATTACTGGGTCTTCATCTAATACAAATATATTCATTATTATCCTACGCAAGCCACATAGTCGAATATTACTGGCTTGTCATCTACCCATCCTACATTATCGGGATGAACGTCAAATAGCTCGCAATAGTCTTTGCCTAGTCTTTCTTCTAAAAATTTATACGCTTTATTTTTGGCGTTTCTTTTTGCTTTTGGTTGAATAGAAATACAACTGCATTTATAGTAGGGCTTTACCCAATATTTATTTAATTTAAATCGTCTGTCTTCCTTATCATCAATGGAACCAGTATGATAAATCTTTATCACAAAGTCAAGGTTTTTCTTTGAGAAAACTAATTTATATGCCCCATCGCCAATACACTTATATCCTCCGTTTTCTAAATGATTTATAAACACCTCCTTGGCTAGATTATAGTCTGTCCTTTTTGTTACTCCGCTTTCATCCCAGCCGTTTGAGTCTGCCTTGCATTGTCTCCAAAGGTCAAGAACCTTCTCCGCTTTCTGTTTGTTCATTATTTGATTGATTAATTATTTGTTTAAAAATGGTATGAAGCACATCTTCTTTTCTGACATGACCCGCAAGTGCGAGATGCAGGTTATGTTCTAATGCGTAATTAAACTCATGGGTCAACTCCCTGACAACCTCCAAATCAGTTTCATCGAGAATAATTTTATACTGCTTGACTGCAAGTTTGTTGTCCATATTTGGGGGCATAGAATTGCTGGAGTTGATCTTCGTGTTTCCGAATAAGAAATTCCTCTACTGGCCGAATACTCTCTATTATTTGATGCCATTGCTCCAAGCTGAAAGACCCTGTGCAATAAGTCGTGAACCAACAAGGCTTATCTTCATGCCAAGCGGTTTCAAAAATTGCCGTTTGAGGATAACTTATTGGGTATATATTTGCCCAAAGCCTAGCTTGAGGCTTGCCGTATAGCGCATGAATTTTCACGATAACGCCATCGCCTAACCGCTCATGCTCGCTGACTCTAGTGCTACCCTTAATAATAGTTGCTCCTTCAGGAGCATCTTTATAGACCTTATTTCTTAAATAGTATATTGGCAAGTTATTCATTTGTTTTCTTTGTTAAGTCCTCTATGGTTGGAGTGTTGTCTTTTTTGGGGGGCTTCTCTTTTATTTCTAGTGTGTATTCTGCTCCCCAGCTTGTTTTAAATTTCTTCTTTATTTTTTTAGTCCAATCAATCTTGTCGTAATTATCCGAAAATTGCTTGTAATTAGAGATTTTATTTGCGCTCATTGCTTGCTTGCCACAAAACATGGTTATCGGGGTTGGTTGCTATTATTCTATCGCAATCTTTACCGAAAATATCTTCAAAAATCTTTTTGGCACAACTTGGGGGAAGCGGGTAATCCGCATCCGCTACATTAATATTAAGAATCTTATGAAGATGCTCGACTACTTCTTTTTTAGATAAGTCTTTTGGTAATTTCATTTTACATTAAGTCTTGTAGTTTATCTACTTTATTTGTTTTATTAAAATCGTCCAAGCGTTCTTGTTCATTATTTACATGATGCGCTCCATCAAAATCTCTTGGGAATCTCATATATGTTTCAGTCTCTAGTTCTTCCTCGTCTTCCATCATTTCATAATTTACTTCAAAAGAATAATCCACTTCTTCTGCATAAGAGCGGGCGTTTTGTTGGAGTGCTACGGAATGGGATACTTTATCTCCTGCCTCTTGCCAAGTATCTGCCTCTACTTCGACATAGCCGTGCATCTGCCATGAACATGGGACTTGATATTTTTTACTCATTTTATATACCTCCGTCTTCTCGTTGTTTATTTAATGAAATTAATGTTTCCATGTTTTCCTCAAATTCTTCCCTCATTGTTTGCCTATCGTAGACTCGTTTGCCGTCTTTGTCAAGGGAATAATAAACGTGAACGTAAACCGCTTTCTCATTGTGGAGCATCCACAAGGTGTGTTCATTTTCTTGTTCGATTAACTTTTCTACATCTCTACTCATGGTGTTTCCTCAAATGTTTCTCCAGTTTTAAGGTCGTGTATGATTAAATCACTATAAGGAGAAGGTTGCTTTACTACATAGTCGTATGCTTCCTCGTGTGTTTGGAAGGTAAATAATAGGTGATTAACTAAATTATTTATTCGCCTAACTTCATATCTATAATCTACTTCTTTAACTTCGGTAGAACTACCACTCCAATCGGTAGTAGTGCAACCCCCAAGGAAGATAAGGGATAATAGTAATTTACTCATTATTTATTTCTCCCCTGTTTCCATTTGACCCATTCTATATAATCCTCAAAATGAAATAATGCAACTACATAATCATCTGCTTCTGCACATTGACCTTCTTCATCTATGCGATGCATATATCTCTCGCAACCCTCTCGCACTTTCTCAAGCACTTCCATGATGGGCATATATTCACTCATACCAATGCGTTCCTTCTCCATATTTTTTATTCATTTTCACGATCCAAGCAAGGGCTACCTCTATTGATGTTGGAGAGCCATGACCCTTTACGTGGCCGTCAATGTTCCAATGGATGGTAACTTTTTTACTCATTAAAGTTTGCTTTGTTTAATTTATATACATGGCTAATATTTACGCTTGCACTTTTTAGTTTTTCTAAAATTGCGCCTTCATTAAGCTCACAACGCTCGGCTTGAGTCTCAATGTCGCCAATGAGATCATTGAGATCTTTCTCAATGTCAATAATTCTATCAAATATGTTGTTCATTATTTATTAAATCCATTGTCTGGAGCAAATCCATAATTCTCCTCATACATTTCAATTACATCTGCATCTTCCACGTTTGCCCATCCGATACAACCATCCCATAGGATTTCTCTTAATTCTCTATCTTTTAAGCCCTCCCATTCGGATTCTGAAAGGAGTTCTTTCATCTCGTCTATTTCTTCTCTTGTATATTTGCTCATTTTTTTATTTTTCTCCCACTTTGCTACATTTTCAGCGCAATAAAGGTCATACCATTTATCTTGTAACTCTTTCTTTGTCATCTAATTCCTCTATTATTTCTTCGCATTTCTGTAAACATTTTCCATAAGTTCGTGCTATTTCTAGGTCTAAATCAGTCGGGGGATACATCTCATCTAGGTGATGGTCGCCAAAGTCAAATTGATGGTAGTCCCTATGGTAACTCATTAAATTTTTTCCACGCTTAAAACTTCTCTACTGCCATGCGTGTGCGATGTCCCAAGGACTGCTTTAGGGTAAAGCACATCCCTTTCTCCATAAAACAAGGCTTCCACTCCATTTTCACTAATCAGTTCTTCTGCAAGTTCTTGAGCCTCTTCTTGTGATGTTGCCTCTACATTGATGAAGCCACTCATTTCTTCCCATACTGCTACTTTGTATTTATTCATCATAATTAATAGTTATATTTTTATTAAAACAACATACTTGCAATAAACGCACAAGTCTTTAAAAACTTGAGTTCGGGAAGTCGCAGAAAAGAGAAGACTCGTTTGCTCCCTTCCTTGGAGAGTATATAACTCCTAGCTACTTTGTATTTATTCATGCCTTATCTTCTTCTAGGTGTCTCAACCATTCGGGAATGGTATATTTCTCCAAGTATTCTCTGTCGAGGGTTGTTGAAAAATGAAGCGTCCCATCCATGTAAACGTCCCAACACTCTATATTGTAACTAGATTTATTTTCTGGATGCTCACATCGAGGATACGAGGGTTTTATTTCTATCTTGTGCTTTTTCATTTCTAATTCTTACTCTCCATTAAATAGATTATTCCACAGATGTCAAGACTTTTTGTCCAACTTGGGTAATTTTTCTTTTGCCGTCAATCTCCATGAAGTTTTTCTTGAGCAAATACATCTCATGGTCACGCTGGAGCGCAGTCCTGCTCAATCCAGTTACAGCCGACAACATTGCCAAGGTGCAACATCCTCTTGCATTTAATATTTCGAGCAATTCCTTTTCGGTGCAAGTGATTCCATAGGGCAAAATTCCCAAGGTGTCACAAAACTTTTTCCATGCAGTCAAGTCAAAGATGGGGTTCATTTCTGCCTCACAAAAAAGCATTATTTCTTTTGCTCTCATCACACAGCTTCTCGCATTGCCCCTCGTAGTTTTAGAGACTTCCTTTAAGGCATCGGGCGTTATATTTACATCTGGAATGTTTAGTTCTATTATTTTGCCCAGTTCATCATATTCATACGCCTCAAAGTCAATAGTTGTAAGCCTATCCTTTAATGGAGGAAACAACTTATCGCTTTCAGTTGTAGCAAATAAAAATGTCTGCTTGGAAAAATCAAATGTAAATACCTGCTCTTGCCAAGTGAACTCTTTAAGATGTGTGCGCTCTGTATTAAAAATAGTAAGGAACGCCATCGTCAGGTCTTTGGGTAAGGCGTGTGCCTCATCCAAGAGAACAGTTAATTCATTATTTGAAATAATAGGTAGGAATATTTCAGTAAAGAACGATTCATTATTTTTAATTGTAGAACAATTAATTTCCAATAACGGCCTTTGACTTCCATCCGTATTTGTTAAGTTAGAGGCAAAGGCTTTGGCAAATTCGGTCTTGCCTAATCCCTTCGCCCCAACGAAATTTAAAAAAGGACAAATACTTGTCTTATTAAAAGCCTTCAAGTAAAACTTGAGCTTCTTCTTTACGTTGTCTTGTCCAACTAAACCTTTAAAAATGTCATCACTCATTGTTTGAACTCCGTAATTTTATATTCTATTTTTTCTTCTGGTTGCTTTGCCTGACTGACTTGAGGCTGTGTTTTTTTAATTGGTTGTGCGGAGGATAGCCAATCCAACGATACCTCCACAAGCTCATTGTCCCTCACCAGCATCTTTAATATAGATAGGGGAATAAGCGTGGACTTGGGGGAATTCTTCTTTCCCTTGGGTCGTCCTCTTTTTTTATTAACCATGCCATCTAATTTAAATGACATTATTAAAAAAGTCAAGTCTAAATTAAAAAAATATCAGACGAGCGACTGATAGCGTCAGCGCAAAGACAGATCCGACTGCTACCGCTAACGACACAAAGAAGCCGAAAAGAAAAAGTGATAAAACTATTCTTGCTTCCGTGTCTCGGTATTTAATAATTCTCCGCTTGGGTGTTGCCATTTAATTTTATCGTAGTTTTTTTGGAATTGGCTGAAGCTGTCGGTTCGGCTCTTTGAGCCTTTTCCGTTTTGAGATGTCGGACATTTATTTGAGTTGCAGTCTTTCATAAATATATTGCGTTAGGCATTTATTTGGCCTCTCTAAAATAAACCGAGCCTTTATTTAAATAGCCGTCTTGTATTTCTTGAACCATTTTTTATTTTTTTCATATCCTAGTTCTATTAATATGTCAAAAAGATGAGGGAATTTAGTGAATTGCCCAATTATGCGTTGATGATGATCGGGGCGCTTCCATCTATCTTTGCGCGAGAGATCTACGGCTCGGACGCCATTTAGCGCGCGTATATTTTTTAAATTATGCTTGTGGAAATTTGCGAAATCATCTTTATATTCTAAACCTAATTTGTCCCCTAAAAACTCTTGGATTCTAGGAGGGTCTTCTATTAAGTCTTCGTATCGTATGAGGATAATTCGTTTATCATCTTTATATTTATTTATGATGTTATAGACATAGGAAAGGCTATATGTGGAGATCTGATAAGGAGGTGATCCGTTTGGGGGAACAAAATAAATCTTATGATAGCTACAAAAATAATTATAGGGAACGCTTGCGTGAAATGATGTTAAAATTGCCCTTGGGTCACGCACAATAATTATAGGTTGAATATTTGGATCATTTAACATTTCGGGCAAAAATTCAATGTCATTAGGTCTTTTGGTGATAACATTGTCTTCAGGGGTATTTTTATAGCTCCCCTCAAACTCCCTTACCTTAAAGTTTGAAACCGAGGTGTTGAGCATTTGCAAGAACAATGTGCTTCCTGATCGGGAAAATCCGCAAATTACAATTTTCATTTATATTTTTCCCTTTCCCACGGAGCAGGATCACCGTGATAAACTAGAATTTTAGCTTCTGGCGCAAGATCATCAAGATTAACTAATTCCCAATGGTCATTTATCCACTTTTTAGCAGGGGGAAACCATTGCGATGGCAAATCTACGATTAAATGTTTTTTGGGGTGTGCTTCGTGCGGCAAAAACCCTTTTATCTTTTGCGTTTTGCGATGGCTAGGACGTCGGGTATGCGGAAGTACTGGGGTTTTAGTGGAGCACAGCGCATTAATCCAATTTTGGTCTCCAAATTGAGCAGCTTCTTCTCCGCTATCGAGAGTACGCAAATAATACCGTGACCGATCATGCTGTATCATAAAATTCTTATAAATAAAATGGAATTTCGGCGCATCAAATAGCATTATAGTTGACCAATATTCTCCTTCATAGTGCGCATCTTTGCACATACAAAGATCCCCCTTGAAAGTTAAAATGTCATCTATGTTTTTAAGGATAGACATATCAAGGTCTATATAAAATATTCTTCCGCTTGCAAATATCTTAGGGTCAAATAATCTCATCTTAGCAAACCACCCCTTATACATATCATCCAATTTAATGGTTTTAATATTAGGGTGGGAAATTTTATCGGTATTTGTTAAGCAGTAAAAATCAAACTCCTTCGTGGTGTTGCGCCGAATTTGTTCATACATTCGGTAAACGTGTTCTGGCTTATATTTTGGTTCCTCCTGCTCCCTTGGGGTGGTGCGCAGAATCCTTGGCAATGACTCTTTGGGCGGAGGTTTTTGATAAAAAACAGTAGCTATTTTAATGCGCGGTTTACTCATAATGAATTTAAGCCTCCCGCGCTTATTTGCCTTCTCCAAAATAAACCGAGCCTTATTTCCATTTGCAATAATTAGGATCTTGTGCTCGTCTGCGGCGCATATAATCGCGTTTTTGTTGTCTTCTTTTCGCTAGATTATCGCTGTCGTATTTTTTATTTGCGCGTTTACGCGCCTCCTTTCCCTTCTGGGAGGAAGCGTATCTCTGTTGTCTATCGTCCACTGCGGGTGATTTTCTTTTTAAAAAATTTTTGCTATATTTGGCCTTTTAAAAATAAACCGAGCCTAAAAC